TGACAGTAAATGACAGTAAATGACAGTAAATGACAGTAGAAATGCGATTTTAAAGGCGTATAATGTAAGGTGTAGAAGTGTATGAGAGAGCGACTGCCGAGAGGCGGACGCTCTTTTATTTTGGGGATGAAATAGTTTTGACGGGGTGTAAATCCGAAGTGAACCATTCCGGACGCGGGGGCAGAACCCGCCATCTCCACCAAAAGCACGTACGAATATACGAACGGATCATAGCATGTGAGGGGAATGGTCATGGAGCGACTTAGAAATATCAGGGTACGGTTCAGCGCCGGAGAGAAGTTTGACGTATTTGCCGTACAGGGCGATACGTTGACAAGAGGATTCCGAGCGACTCTTATCAATCCGGAAACCAACGAAGTAATCACACCAGACGAGTCTTATACATTTCAGCTGGTAGCCAAGAGAACACCGGAAGAATACATCGTAACGGAGGGGACGATCGAGGGAGACCGGTATATTGTTTATCTGAGCACGAACATGCTGATCGAGCCGGGGCCGCTGGAATTGCAGTTAGTTCTGAAAGACGGTGAATCGGTCATCAGATCAGCGCCTTGGACGATCAATATTCCAAAGGCATTAGACATTGACGGTCTACCAATACAAGGACAAGATATCATTGTTGATTACACCGAGCTAAGAGCGCAGATGACATCGTTTGAAGAAAGGGCAGCGATCTATGAGGCATTATCAAGCGGATCATGGACGCTGATCAATGGGCCGGTGTACTCGCAATCATCGCCCGGTCGTGACGTGCCATTCAGAAAGAATCTGACGACTAAAAGCGGTTACGGGATCCTGCACATGGACTTTGTTGCAGCAGCGTCAAGCGGATTGGTGGCTACTCTTCCGGCAGAAGCGCCAAGGCCGCTAAAGACGATCGAGTATCAATTATTCGATGCAGGAAGCGTATGGATGGATGAAGGGGACAATCGAGTACAGGCGCAAGGGCTGACCGTAGGAACACGGTATTTGTTTAATCTATTGGGGTTCTATTAATGCCTACAATTTGTAGTCAACTGAAAGGGGGCATATCATGGCAGAGAATAAACCAGCTAAATCAACCAATACTCCCAAGAAAACTTGTGGTTCTAAATCAGCATCTATAGCTCATAATACTACTGCTACTCCAAGCGAAATATCACAAATAGTATCTAACGCTCTATATTGGTATAAACGTGAAATTGTACGCTCAGACGAGGAGTGCGCTGATAGACTCAATGAATACTTCAAGCGTATCGTGGATAATGAGGAAATACCCACCGTCGAGAAAATGTGCCTTGCTCTCGGCACTGTCCGTAGCGTCGTTTGGGAGTGGGAACAGGGGAGTTTGGGGCCTGTGAGAGCGAACATGATTAAAAAAGCTAAGGAAATTTCGGCTGCTTTGGACGCCGAATTAGTGAGCAAAGGCAAGATTCCGCAAGTGGTTTACATCTTCCGGGCCAAGAACTTTTTTGGTATGCGAGACGAGCAGGACATCAGCGTCCGGAATGCTACTCCGATGGGCGAACACATCTCTCCTGAGGACATCCGCAAACGACTATCAACGCCTGTTGTAGAGATTGAAGGCCATGAAATAAAAGAAAATTAAGCGACTATTGAGAGAAATCACGGGGTTAACACTTAAAATTATTGAGAATTTAAGATTTAGCGACTTTTTGGCGACTTTCCGACTATAAAACCGAGCGACTATGGATGGCGAACGACTATAAAACTCAAACGACTATCGACTATGAAACGACTATGAATTGATGGCCATGCAGGAGCGGTCCTGTTAGAGGTGAGCGAGGCGATGTGACCTTGATGGCGTGTCGCCTCAATAGTTCCCTCCGGCGATTAAACAGCCTCCGGAAATTTAAAGGGGTTTGGATATGCAAAAACGACCCAACGCGCTTTAATCGAGCGCTGGGCCGTGTAAAATTGAAAAGGCCGGAAGTTTATCCCTCCGGCCCTGTGGTTGTGTGACTGTGTGCTACTCCTCGTCTATGTCGTCCTTGTCCGCCGCATCGATGGCGGCTTGGACGTGCGCGTCATCTGCCCAGTACTGCTCCCACTCTTTGGCGAGCGCAAGCTCGTGGGCGTCGTACTCGCTTTTATAGCTGTGCTCAGCGATCTCATATGCATCTATGTCTGGGTAGTCCCACGGCTCCTTGTCAAATGGCGGCAAGGGATCACCCCACACAAAAGCGTCGCTTTTGAGGTGGTATCGCTTGCCGTCCACCTCAAAGACTAGGGTAGTCGGCGCTCTCATCTCATAGTCGCCAGTGTAGGCGTCTACGACATGATCCGGTGTGAGTAAGTCTTTTACGCTTATCTCCTCGATATCGAGTCTCCACCAGCCGTGATCAAGGCTAGCGAGTGGGTCTACCATATCTGATAGGCTTTGGGCCTCGGCTATAGAGGCCATAAAGGTTTGATACAGTGTGTCGCCGTCCGTGGGATTGTCGCCGACTGTCCAGTATGACAGCTGGTCGGCCTCCGCTTTGATATACTCAAAAACCTCTTGCTCTGTGCCGGTAAAAAGTATATCGCGCTTGCCCTGCTCGGTCTGTGTGAGGTGGTATCTGGCCATGGTCGTATCCTCCTTTTTGTATGATATCATCAGTCTTGCCCTTTTACTAGCTCGGCTAGTATAAATATCGGTAGTAGTATGATCGCTGCTAGTATCCACATAGACGCCTCCCCTGCACGGTATGATGTGGGTATTTGCTACCCATACATATATTATCATATACTTATGATATATGCAAGCGGTTTTATCATATTTAACCGATAAATTTTTATTGTCCATTTATTTAGCAGTTTATGGACGATCGCCGGCGCTGTACCCCTTGGGGGATAGGGGGTTGCATTGCTAGGGCGGGTAAGCACCGCAAACACGAAAAAANCAAAAAAGGCTTGACATTATCACTTATGCATGATAACCTCTAATTGGAGGTGAGCTTCATGAAAGCCAGTGATATTATCAAACAAGCGATGAAGGAGACACGAACGACGCAGGTACAGCTTGTTGAGCGATTGGGAGTTAATCATCAAAGTTCTGTGTCGGTCAGGATTAACAGTGATAATCCTTTGCTTGGTAATTTTGTTGAGATTATCGATGCGCTGGGTTACGAGGTAGTTGTTCAGCCGAAGAAACGTGGTCGTCGTCCTGCTGGTCAGGAGGTGGTCACGCTATGATTTACGGATATGCGCGTGTGAGTTCTAGTGGACAGGCAAGGGATGGTAATGGTTTGGAGGTTCAACAGGCTGCATTGCGTGATGCCGGTGCCGAGAATATTTACAGCGAGCATTTTACCGGTGTTAGCCGGAGTCGGCCTGAGTTGGACAAGTTATTGGGAGTATTAAAAGAGGGTGATACGCTGGTTGTTACAAAGCTGGATCGTATTGCGAGATCGACCATGCATGGTTTATCTTTAGTGGAGGAGCTTATAGGCCGTGGTATTCGTGTGAATATTTTGAACATGGGTGTTATGGATAATACTCCTGCATCAAAGTTGATGAGAACGATGTTTTTTGCTTTTGCTGAATTTGAGCGTGATACGATTGTTGAGCGTACTCAAGAAGGCAAGGCTATTGCTAGGCGCGACAAAAATTACCGCGAGGGAAGAAAGCAAGTATCTGTTGACATGGTATTATTGGAAAGTCTTTCTCTTTTACAGCGTATAGGCAAGATTACCGCTGCTGAGGTTGCAAAGCAATTAGGTATAAGCCGTTCCAAGTATTACGAGTTGCGCAAAGAGGTTGACCGGTCGGATGTTTGCTATGGATAACCGCTTATATTGCTTAAAATGCGATCGTGAATGCGAATTTGAAGTAAGACAAGAAAATGAGTCATATCCTGTTCATGGCGAACAGACTGAAATAATTGCACATGTGAGTTACTGTAAACATTGCGGTGAGCAGATTTTTAACAAAGAGCTTGATGAGGCTAATTTGCAAGAGGCATATCGCAAAAAAATCTAAAAAACAAAAAAGAGCGCCTAAGAGTGCCAATCTGAGAGGGTTGGCATTTTTTTATGGAAAATTACGATCTGATACTGGAAATCGAGTCAAGGTTGCGGAATAACCCTGAATTTCAGTTGATGAGCGATCTTTTTGAGTTGCTGAGACTTGTTAGTGATCGAAAACAGGCTTATCCATTGAACGCTTGGGTTCGGGAGCTGGCTTATAAAGAGGCGATGGAAGGTTCTTTGGGTGCCTATAACCTATACAAGAAAACATTGTTATTTGATGCAGTAGACAACCTTGACAGCTATCTTTTATACCTCGAATTTGACCGTCCTCCAGAAAGAAGATTTTATCTTCCTCGAAGAAAACAGTTGAAAGTAATCGTTGATGACTTGCAGGACTTGGAGGATGGCAAGCTGGACTTTTTATCGATCTCGACTCCTACGAGAATAGGAAAGTCCACTCTTGGTTGTTTTTTTATGACTTGGCTTATGGGGAAATATCCTGATATGGCCAATGTGATGAGCGGTCATTCGGATAAGCTGACCAAAGGTTTTTACCAAGAGGTTTTATCGATATTGACCGATCCTCAATACTTGTGGAATGACGTGTTTCCTTTAGCGTTCGTCGGAGCTACTTCTGCTAATGACGAATCCATTGATATCAGTTCAAAGCGAGCAAGAAGATTTTCTACATTAACCTGTCGATCCATCTTGGGAACATTGACCGGTGCTGTTGAGGTTGCCAAGTGTTTATATTGCGACGACCTTATAGAGGACCTTGAGGAATCATTGAACCCTCAAAGATTGGAGAACAAATACAACGCTTATGCAAACCAGTTAAAGGACCGCATGAAAGAGGGGGCCTATCAGGTGATGATCGGTACCCGATGGGCCGTGGACGACGTACAGGGACGAATACAACAGCAATACGAAGGCAACCCGCGATATCGATTCAGAATATTACCTGCATTGGACGAGAACGGAGAAAGTAATTTTGTTTATCCGTATGGTTTGGGTTTTTCCACTGAGTATTACTTGGACATGAAAGAATCCATCGACGATGCTACTTGGATGGCTAAATACATGGGAAAACCTTATGTCCGGGAAGGCTTGTTGTTCCCTAAGGAGGAACTCAATTATTACAACGGCATATTGCCTGACGGCGATCCTTACAAGGTGGCTGTTTGCGACGTTGCTTGGGGCGGAGGCGACAGTCTTTCAATGCCTTTTGCTTATCAGTTTGGAAGCGACATTTACATCCATGATGTTGTTTTCAACAAAGGAGACAAGACTGTTACTCAACCGTTGGTTGTAGGCAAGACCAAGATTCATCTTCCTCACAAACAACGCTACGAGGCAAACAANGGCGGCCATGAGTATGCGGACAGTATTGATCAGCAATTGCGAAAAGACGGTGTNCGAATAAACATCACCGCTAAACGATCNCCAAGCAATCAATCGAAGTTGGGCAGGATTATTCAATATTCGCCGGAGATCAAGAGATTTTACTTTATAGACGAAAAGAACAGAAGTCAGGAATATCAGGCTTTTATGGACGAGCTTTGCATGTTTTCTCAGGCAGGTAAAAACCGATATGACGACGCTCCCGATTCTTTGGCGATGCTTGCCGATGAAATCTTCACAGGTTCACTGGCAAGGGTAGAGATCGGGAAAAGACCGTGGTAAAGGAGGGGTAGTATGTCTGAACTTCCAATTAAATTGACTATTGCGGACGTGTTCACGGGCAGGGCGAAAATACTGTGCGACGAATCCTCTATTACTCCGGCAAACGTCGTTGAGGTTTTGAAAGAGGCGATGAAAACCCATATTCGCAATAGCAACGAAATCAACACGCTTTACGAGTATTACAAGGGCAATCAACCTATCCTTGGAAGAACCAAGACAATAAGGCCTGAGATCAACAATAAGATCGTTGAAAACAGGGCAAACGAGATTGTCAATTTTAAGGTGGGAGGATTATGCGGCGAGCCTTTGCAGTACATCAGCCGTGGNAGTACCGANGAGATTTCAAGAGGGATCAACGAACTGAACGATATGATGCTGCTTTGCGGCAAGTCCGCATTGGACAAGGAACTCATTGAATGGGCGTACATTTGCGGTACTGCTTATCGAATGATCATGCCTAATAAAGACTACATCGAAACGACCGTTGTTCCCGATCTGGAAAAGGGCAAATCTCAGTTTACCGGCGATGAGGCGCCTTTTGAGATTTATACGCTTGATCCAAGATATGCGTTTGTTGTTTATCATTCGGGACTTGGCGAAAAACCTTTGATGGGAGTCAAGTACATCATCAAGAAAGACAATAAGCTTGTTTTCAGTGTTTATACGGAATCCAAGTATTACGAGTTTGAGTCGGATATTAATGTTGCGAATCCTATTACGAAAAAAATCGAAGATCGCAAATTCTCGGAGAACCCTATTATCGAATATCCGATGAACAATGCAAGGCTCGGCTCTTTTGAGATCGTACTTCCTATCCTTGATGCGATTAACACTGTTCAGTCCAACAGACTGGACGGCGTTGAGCAATTCATTCAAAGCCTCATTGTTTTGGTGAACAGCGAGATATCCGACGATGCCGCCAAACTTCTTAGAGAGGCCGGATTGATCACGCTGAAATCTTACGGCGATAACAAGCCTGATTTAAGAATAATAGCAGAACAATTAGACCAGCAGCAAACTCAAACCTTGGTCGATTACATGTACCAGACTGTATTGAATATCGTTGGTATGCCTAACAGAAACGGCGGTTTCTCTACAAGCGATACAGGCACGGCGGTGATCATGAG